TGCTAAAGAGCAAGAGTCAATTAATCAGATGAGATCAAAGTGGGAGGCTTATGATAAATATGCCACTGAAAATCCTGATTGGGCTGAGCATGTTAAGGCCTCATGGGAAAATAGGCTAAATAAAGTCGAGCAAACGGCTCAAGATGTTCAAAATAATACTGCGCTTCCATCGGAATTACGCAACGAACTAGAAGAGCTAAAGCGCTTCAAGTCTGAGTACGAGGCTGATATTAGGACTCGGAAAGAGCAAGAAGAAGACTCTATTTTGGCTAAGCAGTTTAATGAGATTTCAGAGCAATATCCTGAGTATGATCTTCAACATACCGACCCTAAGACGGGTATGACACTTGAAATGCAAGTTTTAGAGCATGCCAGAATTAATGGTATTCACTCAGTTAAAGCAGCGTTTCGAGATTATATGTTTGAGGATTTGATGGCGAAGGGTATCACGAAGGCTAAGGAATCCACTGCTAAAGAGATAGCGAGCAGAACCCAGAAAGGATTTTTGGGTGAGTCTAATGATTCTATGCTCCAAAAGGATTTATCTCAATCCCGCTCTCCAAGAGGCATGGGCTACACTGATGATATATTATCAGGAGCCCAAGAATTAGGGATTTTATAATAAAGGAGTTTAAAAATGGCCCTTTCTTTAGACCAATTAAATGCAATCACGCATAAGAAAATTCAAGGTAAATTATTTGATAATATCTTTGATAGCAATCCACTTTTAAAGAGAATGTTGGCCTCCGGTCAGTATTCTGCCCAAGACGGTGGCACTAGCATTGACGTGCCTTTAAATTATGCACAAACCACCGCTAGTGGTTGGTATTCAGGGGCTGAAACGCTCGATACCAGCGACAATGAGAATATCACTGCTGCTAGATATACCTGGAAGAGTCTTTACACAGGTGTAGCTATCACTGCAGAGGATGAGCTTAAAAACAGCGGAGCTGCTGGCATTCTTAAGCTTTTAGCTTCAAAAGTTCAGATTGCTGAAAAAACAATCAAAGATCTTTTAGGTACAGCTCTTTATTCTGATGGCACAGATTCTCAATCTATTCAAGGTTTGAGAGATATCGTTGCTACAGATCAGACAGTGGGCAACATAAGCCAGACAGATCACAGTTTTTGGCAAGCGCAGGTTGACAGCTCAACAACTACAATGACTCTTTCTGCTCTTAACTCTCTTTTTGAGGATGCAAGTGTAAGACCAGAGCAGCCAACTGTAATTACCTCCACAAGAGCCAATTACAACCGTTATTATAACCTGCTTACTCCTGTTCAGCGTTTTACTGACTCTGATACAGCTAAAGGTGGTTTTACTAACCTAATGTTTAACGGTGTGGTGTGGATTCCCGACAGTCATTGCCCTGCTAACCATGTCTTCATGTTAAATGAGAAACATTTATGGCTGTGGTATCACCCTGAAAGAAACTTCTCTATGAGTGAGTGGATCAAGCCTACCAACCAAGAAGTGAAGCTTTCAAGAGTTAGATGGATGGGATCTTTTGGCTCTTCTAACAACCGTTATCACGCTAAATTTAGCGCACTAACAGCATAAAGAAGGGAGTAAAATATTATGTCATATAATCACGGATTACCTGTAAGGTTTGTAGGCGTTTCATTTACCACAGCTTCAACGGGCGGGAAATACCCTAGCATTGGTGATGAGACTTATGATAGTGACGGCAATAAGTACGTTTATATCTATAACGATTGTAACTCTGAGATTTATCCTGGCTACGGTGTTGCACCTCAGTCCGGTGTATCTACTGCTTATTCCATCACCCTTTCAACAGTAACAAGCGCTGACTTGGTTGCTGGTGTTGTTAAGCACGCTACTATTCCAACTAATAACTACGGTTATGTGTTGACTAGAGGTGTTTGTAACGTTGAAATGTTGGGTACTTCTGGAACCGTAGCGACTAACTCTCCAATCGAGATTGGTGCTAATGGCGCATGGGCTCCTGTTTCCAACACAACAGGAAACAAAGCTGGAATCAAAGCTAAGTCACTTGCAGCTATAGTTTCAGGTGCTAGCGGTTCCGCTTATATATCTATCTATTAATTATAGATAGTACTGTACTCAAGTGAAAACGAGTTAGTGGCGTCTCGTGTATCAAAACGCCACACCGTACCACCAAAGGAGATTAATAAATGCACACTAGAGAGATAGCTTTGGAGTTTTCCCCAATCATACCAGGACCACCTATAAGCCAAGATAAGGCGCATAAACAAGCTTGCTCAAATGATGAGGCTACAATTGATCATTGGTATGACACTTGGATGAGGAACATAAAGGCAAACAAAGAGAGATTTGGAAGCTTTGCTGATCACAGTGTGGGCAAATTATATAACTCTCACATTTGTAAGCCTTCCATTATAGCAGGCTCAGGCCCAAGCTTAAAATATACAGCTCCAAAATATAAAGACAGGCCAGAGAACATGCTACTTATTAGCTGCCTGCATAATTTTCACTACCTAGAAGATCTTGAATCCGAGGTAGATTACTATGTCACTTTAGACGCTGGCCCTATCACTATCGGTGAAGTGACAGAGGGTGGTACTAGAAGTGATGAGGAGTATTGGGATCTAACATCAAATAAAACTCTTATTGCTCATATTGCAACCGATCCTGGTCTATTGGCTAAATGGAAGGGAGAGGTATTATTTTACAACTCTGCCATACCTGATGAAAAGGTTATGAAGGATATAAATGCAATTGAGAATTTCCATATATATTTAGAGGCAGGTGGCTGTGTATTAGGATCCGCTTTGTTTTTTGCCAAGGGTATTTTGGGAAGTCAGATAAATATATTCACAGGAGCTGACTTTTCATTCTCTCAAGAAGCGAACTCAAGGTTTCACGCTTGGGATTCTAAATATGACGCTGAGCATGGTGTGTGCATGAGTGCGGTCGATGTGTTTGGAAATAGAGTAAAGACATGGCGATCTTATTACAATTTCAAATTATGGTTTGATATTGTAGCTCAGAGAGTGCCAGGATTTTATATAAATTGTAGTGAAGGTGGAGTATTGGGAGCATATCGAGAAGGCAACATATCAGCTATCAAACAGATGTGGTATGATGATATGATAGATATGTTCACCTTACAAAGACATAAAGAGATCTATTGTTTTGACCCTGCTACGAATGAAAAAGTAGTGGTTTACATTTAAAAGGAGATAAATCATGGCATGGACTGCGACACTTAATAAAAAAACCGTGTTTGGTGACACCAGAGTACATCTTTATGAATTAGTAGCAGACTCAGCTACATTAGAGCTTGATACCGGCTTGGATTACATTGACCATATTCAGCCTAGTGTTAAATCAGCCGCCACATATGGTGCTTATTTTGATAAGAACGTACTTAGCGCAGCCACAGCAAGCAACGGAACCGTTGCAGTAACAGGCGCAGCAAGTGGCGACACTTACTTTTTAACAGTTTACGGGAAATAAAAATGTCATATATAAGCCCAGTAAAGGCATTCACTAAGACTATTACAACAGGCTCAACCGAGTCTGATGTAATCGCAATTGGTGGAGGCTATGAAAAGATATTGCTAGGTATCCCAACAATGACCAGTGGATGTGATCACTATATAAAGGTGTCTGATACTGAAGACGGCACTTTTAGACGTTTATATCATCCTGGTTATGTTGATACAGCTAAGCCCGTAGTTATGAATATAGATAGCTCTGTTACTAATTGCTACGTGCCGCTTAATTTTGCAGCAGAATATTTCAAAATAGAGGTATCTACTGCTGCTTCAGATACAAGTCATACATATAAAGTAATATGTAAGGCATAACACTAAACACCGAAAGGTTATGGATTATGGAGAAGTTAGTAAAAGTCTGGAACGATAACATTCACCCTTATGAAGAGAAGTTTAAAGGGAATTTTATCAGGATTGAACCTGGTAAGTTTATCGAGATGGAATATGATGAGGCTAAGCTTTTTCTTGGTACATTTGTCCCGATTGTCAGAGGTGGAGACGATAGGCCTGACCCTGTCTATTTCAAGAGGCTTAGGCTAGACCAGGATGATGTTATCGAGGTTAGAAACTTTAGAGCCGGATTGGTAGATAGTGACGATAAAGAGAAGGTCTATATGTGCCACGCTTGCACTAAAGAATTTCGGACTAAGACAGGCTTAGAAAGGCATATCAAGGATAAGCATTTAGACGATATTATGGACAAAGAGGCTCGTGATGAGCTTCACGACAGAGAGGACATATAATGGCTGGATTAAAGTTAGAAGGTCGCTGGTTCGTGACCCTTTACGGGCCTGATGGAGAGGTTAAAGAAAAGCGTGAAGGAATCAACACCATTACTACTGGTGGTCTTTCTGCTTTAGTTCAACATTTGGCCAGTGCTGTTGCTGCTGCTACTACATTCACTCATAGGTATATAGCTATCGGTAGCGATAACACTGCAGAAACATCGGCAGATACGGCTCTTGGTACAGAATTAGCAAGGCACACCGGAACAGTTAGTCAAATTGATGGCGGCATTTACCAGGTTACTGCGACATTTCCAAGTGGAACAGGTACTGGCAATGTTTATGAGTACGGTCTTTTGGACTCAAACACAGCAGGTACTCTGTTTAGCAGAGATACCGAGGGTTTGATAACCAAAGGCGCTAACGACGATTTAGTGGTGATAACTCAAATTACTTATGCGTAGGTTATGGCAACATATTCAACAACCGTTAGCAATAGCGTACTGGTTATAGGTTTAGCAAAGACTTATAACTGGGATGAGCATAATTGGGATGAGTTTTTATGGACGGCTTCGATAGAAGACTTGGAGCTAATTATCACCAAACAAATCAGTGAGAATATTACACTCACTGATAGTATTCAAAAGCTTGTAACTAAAGTTATTAGCGAAGGTGTAGATGTTGACGATGCACTTTTTAAACAGGTCGTCAAAGGTTTATCGGAAGCAATAAATGCGGATGACACCCTATATAAGCAGGTCATTAAGGGACTAGCTGAGCAAGTAGGTCTTACTGAAGTAGTTTACAAAATACTTCAGCGATTGATTAGCAACCAGGTTAATCCTGATCAAGATGAGATGATTTATCATCAACGTGGTGATTGGAATTATATCAAGGGCAGACATATGGATATGAGCCTGGTTGATGTGATTGATTGGACTAGTCAAACTGCAAGTACTTCAACATGGTCGTCTATAACAGCGACTTCAACAATTTGGAGTAATATATGATAGGGGTAATCTATGAGCAGCCTTACCGTTACTAACATCCTAACCAGAGCTAGGCAAAGATATAACGCTGTAGATGATGATTTCTATAGCGACGCTGAGCTCATGGACATGCTTTTCGATGCGCAATCGGTGCTTGCAAAAGAGGGCTGGGTTATCGAAAAAACGTTCACAACTCCTGCTATATCAGGGACAAGGACGTATACATACCCAGACACCACTTTAGCTATCAAAGAGGTTAGGCATGATTATGATTTACTGCGCAAAGCAAAGCTTAGAGATGATCCAAAAACCGACGCCACTGAATCGACAGGCACACCTATTGAATATGCGCTTTGGGATGATACCATATATTTATATCCTACTCCTGATACTGCTGGGAGCCTTGATGCCAGTAGCAATCGTGTTAACTACATTGATATCAAGGTCTATAAATATCCTGATGATATAACTACCACTAGTGATCCTATCGAGGTGCCGGAAGAGTACAAAGAGGATCTTGTTTACTATCTGCTGATGTGGATGGCCCTAAAAGATCAAAACACAGTATTAAGTGACAGATATAAGCTTATCTGGGATGAGGCTGTTAGCAGAGCTAGAAAGCAGCGGAAAAGAAGGCTCAGAGGGCAGAGTAATTCTGTAGTGAGTGACGTTTATTTTGGCTCCGATGTTTCTCCAAATGTTGAATTCTATTAAGGAGAGAACATGCCTAGAAGTAATTTCCAAAGGATTTATCCAAGCACCGGACGTGTAACGTTAGACGGTGGCTTTAATGATAAAATTGATCGCTCTGAGATTTTGGATCAAGAATCTCCTGATTGTTTAAATGTTATATTTGATGATTCTAGGGTTCAAACAAGGGGAGGTACTGCAAAATTAAATACTGCTGCAGTAGGCTCCTATGCTTGTGATGGGTTGTATACCAGACACGACTCCGACGGAACCAATTCAATGGTTGCGTGGTTTGGTGGTACTCTGTACGCTCTGAGTGGTACAACGTTTAATACCGTCCCTTCCGCTCAGAGCATTTACACCGCTGGGGAGAAGGTTTATGCTGCTGAATACGAAAATTATATGTTCTTTGGAAACGGTACGGACACCCCTTATAGGTATGCAGACTCAGAGTTTTATCGTCATGGGATCTACTCGCCTACCGATGTACCTTCTATTGCGACCGCTCCCACTGGAACTAATATAACGGGTGAATATCAATACAAAGTCACTTTTATGAATAGCGGATTGGTTGAGAGTGATGCGGGTGACGCTACCTCAACTATTACGGTTTCAAGTCAGGATGTGAGACTTACTAGCATTCCGGTGGCTCCTACTAGCTGGGGCGTTGGTTCCAGGAGGATATACAGAACAAAAAGTAGTGGTACAGTATTTTACAGAATTGCCACAATAAGCGATAACACCACAACTACTTATGATGATGGCCAGGGTGATGATAGTCTTCTGGTAACAGAAGAGCCAAGTGATCAAGGCACACCACCTAATTACTCTGCCATTATTTATCATCTTGGTAGGCTATTTGTAATTGACCCGTCAACTAATCTCGTCAAATACTCGGAGATCGGCAATCCCTACGTGTTCAAGACTTTGAGCTTCAGAAGGATTGGTGATACTTCTGGGGATATTCCTTATATGCTTGCTGTCTACAACGGTTCCAT